CGTGAAGCTCTTAATCGAGCATGGGGAGTTTGATCAGCTTGTGAATCTTAAAGCTGATCCCGCGCACTACCTCACTGCGGATGATTACTTCCGTGATGTGGTAGCTACCGACCTCCTCCGTAAGTGTGACGATCTAGAAACAACTATAGATCGTTACCAGGCGGCGGTCGACGGTTTTCACGCTGCTGAAAAACAGTGTGCTCAAACCAATGTGAGACTCGCTCCACTCCTAGATTTCCCGTCCGGTCCTCTGGATGGCCTAGAGTGGCGCGCATTGGCGTTCGCCAAGCGTGTAAAGAAACGAGTTTCTAGCCTTCTTCGGTCCCTTCCCAGGGATCTGAAGGCGCGGTTTGGACCGGGCGCGACGCTCGAGGATCGTGGGGATTTGACAACAGTACCCCACAAAATGTGTTCCGCTCCAACCATAACTCCGGCTGCAACAGGACTCCTTGACCTTTGGCGGGAAACTGCCTGGGCCAGGGCCCTGATGTCGGAGTTATCTGATCGATCCGAACCTAAACGGGTTCGTGGTAACCGCTTCACAGCGGTTCCGAAGGATGCCACAAAGTATCGTGGCATAGCGATTGAACCTTCGCTGAATGTTTACTATCAGCTTGGGGTAGGTCGCGAACTTCGGTTGCGGTTAAAACAGATTGGGATAGACCTTGATGAGGGTCAATCCCTGCACAGGCGGCTCGCCTGTGTGGCCTCGCGCAGTACCAAAGGCCATCTCGCAACGATCGATCTTTCATCTGCTAGCGACACGGTATGTTGGAGGCTTGTGAAGTTAATCGTACCGGAACACTGGTACGAACTCCTCGCCTCTCTTCGTTCGCCGACAACAATAGTCGACGGGCGTACATACCACCTGCAGAAGTTCTCCTCTATGGGGAACGGTTACACATTTGAACTTGAGACGCTGATCTTCTTTTCGATCTGCGCTCAAGTACTCGAGGACATGGGAATTGACGCCATACCAGGCGTTAACATCTCTGTCTACGGGGACGACATTATCGTGCCGTCTGAATGTGCTGCGGAATGTCTTGCGTATCTCTCCTATTTCGGCTTCACTGCCAATCGACGGAAGACCTTCGTCACTGGCGTTTTCAGGGAGTCGTGTGGGGGGGATTACTTTGATGGAGTGTCTGTACGAGCTCACTACATCAAAAAGTTCCCCACGGAACCGCAAGATTGGATCGCACTGGC